AAGATGATATCTCTATCCCTGAAAATAACTTCACCGATGTTCAATGGACATCCCTAGAAACTTTGTACAATCAACTCAATCTCATGCCAGAGATCGATGGTGCTTCATGGATCGGACACAACGAAGTGTCTCCCAAAGATTGCCCGTCCTTTAATGTTCAAGAATGGGTTCAGTCCATCGAGAGGGAAAAGTGGGCGTAAAAATATTTAAGTTGCACCTACGCAGGACTACTCAATGACTGCCACCGCTTCACAGTGCGATACCGACAGTCCGGACCAAGGGTAGTCCTGTTGCCACTCATGGCCCTCAACATCTGAGAGAAAGGAATACCTACATGGTATCCAACAAACGTAAGTCACAAGTTGAACTCATCCTCGATCACTTGAAGAAGGTTGGTTCAATCTCCTTCGTTGATGCATGGGACAGCTACGGTGTGCGCTCCCTGCCTCGCCGCATTTGTGATCTCAAAGAAATGGGACACAAGATTGTTTCCATCGAGAAGGTTCATCGTATGACAGGACAACGATACGTCCGTTACCAGCTTGCCACATAAGTGGAGAGCGAAAGCGAACTGATTAACAAAGGACCGTGCCCTTCGTGTGGCTCAAGCGATGCAAATTGTTTGTACACCGATGGTCACGGTTTTTGTTTCTCATGTCAGACTTACTTCCCCGGCGATGGTGAGGTGGTCTCCACCCCCAAGTCATCGAGGAAAGATATGAACTTACTGGACATTGAACAGTTCGAGAAGACGATCCGTGGGATCAACCCTGAAACATTTAATAAGTTTGGATACGGACATGCCAATATGAATGGTGAGCCTGTTCATGTTGCACCCTACCGTACTCCAGATGGGGAACTAGTGGCTCAACATCTCCGGTTCAAGAACAAAGAATTCCCATGGCTTGGTGAAAAGAAAACAGCGGGTCTGTGGGGTCAGCACTTATGGCGTGATGCAGGGAAACGGGTGATTATTACCGAAGGTGAGTTGGACTGTATGTCCATCTCAATGCTTCAAGGTAATAAGTGGCCCTGTGTCTCCATCAAATCAGGAGCGGCTGGCGCGAAGAAGGACTTCCAGAAATCATTAGATTGGTTGGAAGGTTTCGAGAGCGTAGTCATCTGCTTTGATATGGATGAACCCGGTCAACGTGCCGCAAAGGATGCCGCATTAGTGCTGACCCCCGGCAAGGCGAAGATCGTTTCTCTCCCCGTAAAAGATGCCAATGAGATGCTCACCTCAGGTCGAGGTAAAGAACTCATGGATGCATTATGGGGTGCGAAAATTTATCGCCCCGATGGCATTGTAAGCGGTGAAGATGCTTGGGAGAGCCTGACCAAGAGTATGAAACAAGAGTGTGTATCGTACCCTTGGCAAGGATTGAACGAGAAGACTATGGGACTCCGGAAGGGGGAACTGGTCACCTTCACCGCTGGCGCTGGCATAGGTAAGTCACAAGCCTGTCGAGAGATAGCGGCGCACCTGATCAAGATGGGTGAGACCGTTGGATACATTGCGTTGGAAGAGAACATTCGACGCACTGCACAAGGGTTGATGGCTATCGAAATGAACAAACCCATTCACTTAGATATGAGAGACCATGATGAACTGGATGAAACTGAACAAGCTGAAAGAGAGGCTGCTTTCAAAGCTACCGTTGGGTCAGGTCGAGTATTTCTATACGACCACTTTGGTAGTATGGACAGCGATAATCTTCTTTCTCGCATACGCTATCTCGCTAGGGGCTGTGGTTGTGGGTGGGTTGTCCTTGACCATCTCAGCATTGTTGTCTCTGGGATTGGTGATGGCGATGAGAGGAGACTGATTGACAATACCATGACCAACCTCCGCTCACTGGTGGAGGAAACTGGCATGGGTTTGATCCTTGTGTCCCACCTCAAACGACCTGAAGGCAAAGGACATGAAGAAGGGGCCAAAACTTCACTCGCTCAACTCCGTGGCTCTGCCTCGATTGCTCAATTATCTGACATGGTGTTGGGCTTGGAGCGTGACCAACAAGCTGGTGACAATGCTAACTTAACATGTGTTCGTGTTCTCAAGAACAGGTTCACTGGTGAAACAGGTGAAGCATGTCACTTGCGCTATATTCCTGCGACAGGACGAATGCAGGAATGCACAGACACCGAAGGTTTTAATGATGAGACCTCCAACAATTCTGAAGGAGAAAATTATGGAGAGGACAACCCCTTCTCGTAAGATATTTGATATCGAGACTAATGGTTTCGTGGATAAACTTGATCGTATCCACTGCCTCTCCATTAAAGACATTGATACCGGGGAGGTTCTCTCGTTTGCTGACCAGCCCGGTCACGCCCATATCTCCCATGGCCTAGCTATCTTAGAAGAAGCTGACATGATCTTGGGCCACAACATAATCAAGTTCGATATCCCTGCTATCCAGAAGGTCTACCCTAAATTCAAACCTCAAGGCAAAGTGTATGACACGCTTGTAATGTCGAGGTTGATATTTGCTGACCTGAAGGAGCGGGACTTTGTGGTGCGGGAAAAATCTGAGTTCAACCGCAAGTACGATTTACCCGGCAACCAGCTAGGGTCTCATGCCCTTGGTGCTTGGGGTACAAGGATGGGATGCTCGAAGGATACATACTCTGCTGATATGAAAGCCAAAGGGCTGGACCCATGGGCAGAGTGGAGCCAAGTCATGCATGATTACTGTGTCCAAGATACAGAAGTCACCATGAAACTATGGAAACTCATCGTTAAATCTAAATGGTCCCGGCAGTCGATTGAATTGGAGCATCAGTTCCAAGAGATCATCTGGCTACAAGAACAGCATGGGTTCCCCTTCGATGTCCCTAAGGCGCAAGCCTTGTATACTGAGTTGACCATCAGACGTAATGAGATCGAGCAGGAACTACAGGATGTCTTCCCTCCTGAAAAAAAGGATATGAAGTCAAACCTATGGGCTGCTGGTAATAAGCTTTTCGAAACCAAGAAAGCCGCTGTTGAGTTTGGCTTCAAGGCGAAGGAAGTTATACCCGGTCCATTAAAGTTCAAGATGATAGACTTCAACCCCGGTAGTAGGGATCACATCTCTGCCCGGTTGAAAGCTAAAGGTTGGAAGCCGCAAGAGTTTACCACAGACGGTAAGCCCAAGGTGGACGAAACCATTCTCTCGAAGATGCCATACCCTGAAGCCGAACTGCTCATTGAGTATCTAATGCTACAAAAACGCATAGGTCAATTGGCAGAAGGTAATCAGGCATGGCTTAAACTTGAGAGAAACGGACGTATCCATGGTGGTGTTATCACCAATGGTGCGGTGACAGGACGATGCACTCATCAACGCCCTAATGTGGCACAGACACCAGCTACTGGTGTTCCATATGGTGCAGAGTTTCGTTCCCTGTTCTACGCTCCTGAACCATATGTCCTTATGGGCTGTGATGCTGCTGGCTTGGAGCTTCGGTGCCTTGCTAGTTACATGGCCCGATACGATGGGGGTGCCTACGTTAAGGAACTCCTCGAAGGTGATATCCATACTGCCAATCAAAAGGCAGCGGGGTTACCTAATCGTAACTCTGCAAAGACCTTCATCTATGCATTCCTTTACGGTGCCGGGGACCAGAAGATTGGATCAATAACCAATCCTCTGGATGGTGCTGATACACAGAAGAAAGTAGGGAAAAAACTCAAGGCCAAGTTCTTGAGGGCCACCCCTGCAATCAAGAGACTGCGCGAACAAGTGGCGGAAGAGGTCAAACGTAATGGGCACCTCCGTGGCGTTGATGGACGTAAGCTCTACATTCGGTCAGCTCATGCGGCACTCAATACTTTGCTTCAGTCGGCAGGTGGATTGGTTGTTAAACAAGCAACCGTCTTCCTTTACCAAGACCTATGCAACTCTGCATATGTATTTGGTAAGGACTACGCAAACGTGGCGCACATCCACGATGAAATCCAACTCATAGTAAAAAAGGAATTAGCAGATGACATTGGTAAACGAGCAGTTGCAGCTATCGTTAAATCTGGAGAACACTTTGACTTCGGATGTCCCCTTGATGGGGAATATAAGGTCGGAGCCAATTGGGCAGCGACTCATTGATGTTCTCAACCGTGCATGGATGAACCCCCCTATGACTAAATCAGATTTCGTTAGGGAGTATGCAGATGAGATCGCTGCTGCTTCGAGTATGGGCCTGATAACAACAAAGAAATTCGAGGCAGTCTACGGGCGTATTTGGTTAATCACAGTATCAGGATTGGAGTTCCTCAATGGATGATCTTCTTCAGTGGATTGTGATGGGGGCGGCAATATGACCCGAACTTTACTGGTTGATGGTGACATCAATGCTTACCAAGTAGCTGCCTCAATCGAGGTGCCTACTGATTGGGGTGACGGTCTATGGACCCTACACTCTGACGCTAACCAAGGTATCAATGTTCTTGATGGACAGCTTGCTGGACTGATGGAGAAGCTCGAAGCGGATGCGATGGTGGTTGTGCTGACAGGTAAAGGAAACTTCAGATACGAAGTTCTTCCCACCTATAAATCCAACCGAAAAAATACTCGCCGCCCAACCTGTCTCCCTGTTATGAGGCAGCATCTCATGGACAACTATGACACCCGCCTGATGGAGGGTCTCGAAGGTGATGACATTCTTGGCATCATGTCCACAGGTTCCTTCATCAAAGGGGAGAAGATCATCGTGTCTATCGACAAAGATATGAAGACTATCCCCGGTCTTTACTACAATGCCAACCATCCTGAAGAAGGGGTGATGGAGGTGACAGAAGAGGAAGCTGACTACTGGCACCTTTTTCAAACACTCACTGGTGACTCCACTGATGGGTATAAGGGTTGTCCCGGTGTTGGACCTGTAGCTGCACAGCGGTTGCTTGAGCTGGAGTCCAGTTGGGATCA